CGTATGCCGCTTGATGTGTCAGGAGAAGGTAATGTCTTCGATCTGGCCATGAAACGAACCACTTCGTTTAAACGGCGAGGCATGGTGATCGCAGAGAGCACCCCATCGTATGATATAACCGATGCTAAGTGGAAGCCCCGCACTCCTCACGAAGCTCCACCAGCCCCGGGCATCATGGAACTCTACAATCGCGGCGACCGCAGGAAATGGTACTGGGTTTGCCAAGGATGCGACGACGCCTTCATTCCCGGCCTAGATACCCTGAACTTCCCCGACCACGGCGATCCTATCGAGCGAGGCGAGAAGGCTACCGTCGTCTGCCCGCATTGCGGAACGGCCTATTCAGAGGATGATACCAAACACACTTATGGTAAAATGAACATGAACCGTCACAGAGGTTTGTGGATACCAGATACGTGCCGGTACGACAAGAATGAAAAAACATGGGTAGGAACTCCGATCCGTTCAGATATTGCAAGCTTCTGGATGAATGGCCTCACCACCAGCTTCGGGAGCTGGCGATCAATGGTAGCGGACCTCATTCGTGGGCAGCAGGTATATGAAGAGACGGGCGATGAGAACCCCCTGAAGGTCTGCATCAACACTTCCTTTGGGATGCCTTTCCTCCCCAAACATTTGGAAAGCTTGAGAACCCCAGATGAGCTGCAATCCCAAGCAAGGGAGATGGGCAAACACCTCGTCCCTGAAGGAGTGGCGTTTCTGACCGCCAGCGTTGACATCCAGAGCAACAGATTTGAGGTCCAAGTCCACGGGCACTACCCAAACTCGGACATATTCGTTCTGGATAGGTTCGCCTTGCGCAAAGGCCATCGGCTAGATGAAGATGGGGACAAGGCCCCCCTGAAGCCCGGCTCCCATGAAGAAGATTGGCACATCCTCATAAAAGAGGTGATCTTGCGCGAGTATAAAATGGCTGGGCGCAATTCCTACATGGGCATCAAGAAGGTGATGAGCGATAGTCAAGGACACTCCGGCACCACCGCCAACGCCCTGAAGTTCGTCCGCTTCCTAACAAGAGAGCCTACCGATGAGTTTCTAAAGAAACAGACCCATTGGGAGCATGGACTGAGAGACCGGTTCCAACTGCTTCGTGGATCAAGCTCCAAGGTTGGGGCGCGTGTTCAGATCACTTATCCAGATACGCAGCGCAAAGACCGTCACTCTGGCGCTAGAGGGGATGTACCAATTGCTCTATTGAATGTAGAGGTTCTGAAAGACAATCTCGACGGTCGCCTAGAGATGGACAGCGATGGTGATGGTGGTCGCATATTGTTCAACGATTGGTTGCCTAAGAGCTTCTACGATGAGTTGTGTGTTGAGGTTAAGAACCCCCAAACATCTCGATGGGAGAACCCGAACGGTAGGCGCAATGAGTCTTGGGATTTGCTCGTATATTGCTTGGCGTCTGTCCTCCTTCCTGGGATGAATGTTGAGATCATAGACTGGACAAACCCTCCAATGTGGGCGGACCCGGATAACTCGGATAACCCTTACATCAGGATTGAGGCAGAAGAGGCTGAAATTGTTGAAGAGACAGTGCCTATTAAGAGCACTATAGATGAGCTTGAGGATTTGGGTAAGTTGTTGGCATGACCGACATTGAAGATAGGTTATGTGAATAAAAACAAATTTATTTTCATTTACCCCTTCACAAATCCAAATTCTGAGTCTAATATAAGTAAAGGACACGAAAAACATGGCTTGCCCAGAACTACCAAAATTACAACAGCGCCTGTGCGAAGCAGAGGACGCGGCCCATGACATAGCTTTGGGTAAAGGTGCTCGTGTTGTGGTTGACCATAACGGGGAGCGTATTGAATACAACCACACCAGTCTGAAAAGCCTTCGCGGGTATATTTCACAACTGAAGAACGATATTGCTATATGTGAAGGCTCTAAAAGCATTTACAAAGCTATTGTCCCATGGGGAGCATGTTAAATGGCTGGCGGTCTTGAAGCGGCAGAACAGTTCGACCAGATGCTTGCCTTGTGGCAACCTTCTCAAGGTCATGTGGATCAAGTAATATTGCCTAATAAGCAATTAGCTGACGCTCGCACTCGCGATCTTCTGACGAACGACGCCTTCGTGGCGAGCGCAGCGCAAATCCATCGTGATGGCATAGTCGGACACCAATATGTTCTGAACGCGGAACCCGAATACGAACTCCTTGGATTCACTAAAGAGTGGTCAGAAGCCTTCCAGAAAGAAGTCGAAGCCAAATTCAACATTTGGGCGGACAGCGTTGAGGACGGTCCTGATGTAGCCTCCCGAATGAACCTCACTGGACTACTGAGGATGGCTCTTACAAGCTACCTTGGAACAGGTGAAATCCTAGGCGTAGCAGAATACGTTGATAGGGCTGGCAGATCATATAAAACTGGCGTCCAGATGGTCGATACTGACCGTTTGAGAACCCCAGCCAAGTATATGGGAACTACCTCAACTAAAGATGGACTAAACAGAAGAACCCCCGTAGTTGGGGGAGTGAGACGTGACAGATATGGAAACCCTCTTGGGTACTATATCCACGACCAGAAGCTCGGGGAGTTTTACTTTCTTGGGCCGGATAACAACTATAAGTATGTTAAGAAGATGAAACCGTGGGGGCGCATCCAAGCGTTTCACATCATCGAACAACTTAGACCAGACCAGACTAGAGGAGTGTCAGAGCTTGTCTCCGCCCTCAAACAGGTCAAAGTATTGAGCAAGTTCCGCGATGTTACATTGCAGAACGCAATAACAGGAGCGATGTTCGCCGCCACCATTGAAAGCGATCTCCCTGCCGAGGCAGTCTATGATCAGTTGGGCGGGCAAGGCGTTAGCCCCGAGAGTGTCAATAGATATGCCGCAGGGTACCTCAAAGCGGTAGGAAAATACTCCAGCTCCGGTACTGGCCTAAAGCTTGATGGGGTGAGAATACCAGTCCTTTATCCTGGAACTAAGCTCTCCATGAACCCTGTTGGAACTCCTGGGGCTATTGGGCAGGAATTTGAGCATAGTCTACTTCGCTACTTAGCTTCCTCTGTCGGCTTGTCCTACGAGGTGTTAAGTCGAGATTATACTAACACAAACTACAGCTCTACACGAGCGGCTATGCTAGAAGTTTGGAGATATTTTTCAGCTAGGAAGAAACTCATAACTGACCGTATCGCCAACATTGTGTACAGGCTATGGCTGGAAGAGGCTATTGTAACAGGTGAGATCAAGGTAGAAATCCCAAACATTTATGAGGGACAGAACTTCAACTATCTTACAAAAGCTACATGGATCGGCGCTTCCAAAGGGCAGATTGACACTCTGAAAGAGACGCAAGCTGCTATAATGAGAATGAAGTTTGGCCTCACTAGCCAAAGACAAGAAGCGGCCCAGTTCGGGCAGGACTGGCGAAAACTTAATGAGCAACTTGAGCTAGAGAAGAAAGACCGGATAGCTAAAGACATTGAGTGGATAGAGGCTAAGAGCCTAGACGCCGCCAGCGGCACCAATAATGGGGCTAAAGCTCCGAAAGACTCTAAGGACAAAGGAAGTACCAGTGATGAGAAAAAGTGAACTACTAGCCGTTCTGGATGAGTTCGAGGATGACTTGCTCATGCTGGGGACGCCAGAGGAAGTCATGGACAAGAAGTCATTCTACACGAGATTGGCCCTAGCCTCTTCTGGAAGCGATAAAGAGCACGACCCATTCAAACCGTATTCGGTAGAAGAAGGTGTCTTGACTATCCCAGTGACAGGAATGTTGCTTGATGTTGACTTCGCTATGGATGGGTTCGTCACCGGATATGGGTACATCCAAGAAACCCTATCAAGAGCCTCTGAAGACTCTAATGTGGAATCCGTTAAGCTGGCTGTAGATAGCCCTGGCGGTAGAGTATCTGGGATGTTTGAGACTGCGGACATGCTCAAAGATTTTGATAAACCTGTAGTCGCTGAGATTGACAGCGTAGGGGCAAGCGCCGCGTATGCCCTCGCCTCACAAGCGGATGTCGTGAGAGCCAAAGAATCCTCCAGAGTAGGCTCCATTGGGGTTATAATCAAACACCAGAATGTAGCTAAGGCTTTAGACAAAGCTGGCATTGAAACCTCGGTGTTCAAGTCCGGCAAATTCAAAGATTTTGGATCGCCTCATAGGGCGCTTACCAAAGAAGAGAAGACGCTGCTCCAAGAGGACGTAGACCAAAGCGCCACGGCGTTCTTTGATCTTGTCGCAGAAGGTCGAGACGATATAAGCGCTTCCGATGTTAAAGATATGGAAGCCAGAGTTTACAGCGGCGCTGAGGCCGTGAAGAAGGGATTGGTTGATGAGACCGTATCCCGAACAAAACCCAAGAAGGAGAAAACATCTATGGGTCATAAAGCAGAAGCCACGGTTGAGACTATCAACGTGGATGAAATCGCCTCCGCTGCAAAGAGCGAAGGTATTAAAATGGAGCAGGATCGCGTCTCAGCTATCATGTCCCATAAGAAGGCAGCTATGTTCCCTGATACTGTGAAAGCATTTATCAGCGAGGGCGTTGATGCTAAGACCGCAGCCGTAGTTCTTGACACTCTCGAAGCTACCAAAGTGGAAAAGACCGAAGCTAAGTCTGATATGAAGGAAGCTTTTGATAAAGCTATGTCCAAGGATAACCCCGAAATCACCGACGCTTCAGCTGAAGAAGAAGATACTAGTGAAGATGACCCAGCTTTGGCTATTCTCGCTGATTTTAAAGCCGCGAAAGGAATTAAATAATGGCTATTGATACAATTATCGGCCCGAATGATCCAGGCATTGCCTCGTTCGAGTCGCAGAGTTATGCTGGGGTCCGCGAACCACTCCTGAACGGCTCCCTTGGGGAAGTAGCCCGTTGGCATGTGAATGTTGGTGTAGGCGTTAATCTGCCTATGTTCTCCGTCGTTGCATATGACGGTGTAACCCTGTCCCTCGCAACTCTGGGTGACCCCAATATCTACGGCATCTTGATGCACCCAGTAGATACAACTATCACCGGCTCCAACGCCGCAGGTACAGCCGAACTGGCTTTCTCCGGCATGTGGGATATGGATGCTCTCAATTGGGATGCAACTTTCCTCACACCAGAGAACAAACGTACTTCGTTTGAAGGGTCTAAACACCCAACCGTATTCTTCGGGCAACGTAATCCCCAAGACAGCGCACACCGCGTTTAAAGAAAGGATAGTTAAAAAATGGCTATTACACGCACGTCATATGATACTCAGACTCTTGTTCGGGTACTGAATGACATCAGAAAAACCGAGAGCATCGACTCGTATTGGGCCGACCTCCTGTTCCCCAGCACTATCAATTTCGACACTGAGTATGTTGAATTTGATCGTCTTAGTGATGTCCGTAAGCTGGCACCTCTTGTTGTTCCTACAGCACAAGGCCGCCCAGTCTACAGCAACGCAGAACGCATTGACCGCGTAAAACCGGCTTACATCAAAGTCAAAGACGCTGTATCTGCTACTCGCATGTTCCGTCGTCACGCCGGTCTTCGTGAGCTTCCTTTGGATAGTGATCTGTCGCCTGAGCAACGGTACAACGCCCTCGTGGCGGAGATCATCCGCCAGCAGATGCGAGCTATCCAGCGTCGGTACGAGTTCATGGCCGCAGAAGCAGCTATCGACGGTACTGCTACTCTGGAAGGTGAAGCCTATCCACGCACTATCGTTGACTTCCGCCGTGATGCAGCCCATACAGTAACTTTGGCTCCGGGTTCACAGTGGGGAGATGCAGGTGTATCTATCTTGGATAACATTGAGGCATGGACAAAAATCCTTCGTCTCGCTCCTTATGCTGGCGCTCCTAACAGAATGACTGTCGGTCCTGATGTTTGGGCTGTCATGCGTAAAGACCCCGAGATTCGTGAGCTTCTGAATGTTCGCTACCGTCAGGGTACCGAGAACTTCCAGCTTGATCTTGGGCCTACTGTAGGCACCGAAGCGGAACGTGTCGGTCAGCTGAATGGTCTTATCGAAGTTTGGGTCTATTCGGGCTTCTATCAGGACGACGCCGGTGTGAGTATCCCACTCATGTCACCAAAAGACATCGTTCTCACTGGACCTGCTTTTGATGGCATTAAGTGCTTCGGCGCGATCCAAGACTTGGGAGCTAACCTCCGTTCTATGGATATTTTCCCATCATCTTGGAATGAGGAAGACCCTAGCTCTACCTTCATCATGCATCAGTCCGCGCCTCTCATGGTGCCTGTCAATCCTAACGCTTCTTTCAAAGCTACAGTGGTTGTCTAGTCTAACAGGGGGTCAGGTACTCTGGCCCCCTACATACTAAAGGAGAATTAAATATGGCTAAATATGTTGTAGTGAAGGGTGCTCTTGTAGTCCGAGGTAAAATGCGGGACAATGGTACCACAGTTGAACTATCTGAAAAAGAGCTTAAAGGTATTGAGCATGTCGTTTCTAAGGTAGACGAAGGCCCGAAAGAGGCTGCCCCTAAAGCCACCTCTAATAAGACTGCCCCTAAAGCAGCAGACAAGACTCCTGCCCCTTCAAAAGGAGCTAAGTAGTCATGGTCGGGTGGCGCGATATAAAAAGGAAGGCGCGACGCGACCTCCATAGGGCTTTTGAAGTCCCTGCAATATACCGCGCCCCCGGTTCCACAATCTGGGTGAACTGTAGAGTTCGGGTGCATGACAAAATAGCCCCACTAGGTCAAGTTGAGGGGGTAAACTATATCTACGCTGAAAGAGAAGAAGCTCAACCGAAGATCATCTTCTTGGCGTCTGAAGTTGTACCTCACCGTGGGGGAATCGTAAGCGTCGATGTCGGGGAAGCGTATCGAGTTGACCATACAGAACCTAGAGATAATATAACCATATCAGCCCCAGCGTACCGTCTGGGAGAGTCTGAGTTGGCCGGATTGCCTACGCCAAACGCAACAGATGAGTTCTTCTTGTGTGGGGCCAACGGCTTTGATCCAGCCGCGCAGTTTGGTGAATGGGAAGCCTCCATGATAGGAAGCGTACTGAAGTTTGGCAACCCGTTGGTAGCTAATTTCACAGCACCTTTCAACACCCATACTTGGGAGAATGGGGACTTCTTACCGCGTAAGGTAAATGAGGTATACGACTTTCAGATAAAGCTTGCAGTAGTATCAGGGATAGTGGACAATTTCCTCACCGTTCAGTTTGGAACATTCACAACCACCATCCCCATCTCGAATGTGTCTGGGGCGGTAAACCATTACCAGATAAGTGCCGCTTTCATGGCCACGGACCTTAACGCCGTTCCGATAATCGTATCGAGTTACGGCCCAATGTCTATAACAGAAGCAAAAATCTCAGTATCCCCACGGGTTATCGGGACACCAGAAGCAGTATTGGATGCCGCTGTGCCTTCAACTTACCATTACCTACAATTCACTGGGGCGTTCCCAGTACAAATAGAGAACTCTCATGTACTTGACATGTCAAGCACATCAGTAATCATAAAAAGACTCGCTCCGAACGACCCGGATAAGGCTTTGAACACTGGGGCCGATCTAGCGGCTAACCCCGGCAAGCTGTACGATGTGCAGATACGGGCCGATGTAACCTCCCAGATCATCGAGAACAGCCTAACATTTACTCTAGGTGGGGTAGACATAACAAAAGACATTCCGGCTGCCAGCGGGCTTCCTGTGAGCATCACAGCGTCGTGGATCGTAAGGATGGATGACCCAAAGGCCGTTACTATCAAATCGGACGGGCCAATGAGGTTGAACTCCGCAACAATAGAGATCATACCGAGGTGAAGAAATGCCGTATAAAATATACCACGATCCCATACACCGTCTTCTGGTTGTGGAAGGTACCACAGAGACTTTCCCAGAGAGGTCTCTAGTCGCTACAATATCTGGGAGTGATATACTTGTTAAGACATATCAAACTAATGGTGTTGTTCTAGGCCCGGTGCCGTTCACGGACATACATGATAAAAATGGAGCCGGGTTCGCCACGTCAGGCGAAGCCCTACTCTATCTGCAAACAGAGTTCAACCAACTCTCATCTGCTCCCATTGGTTGGGCGCAATCTAACTGGTAAAGGATAAATACCATGGCCGTTGTAGACTTTTTTCAGCTAACAGCACTCCCTGCTACATGGCAGGCTAACTCCCTATATTGGATTGAAGGGGCTAACGGTACGACTGCGGAAACGTATATCACTGACGCCTCCGCCGTTCCGCATGACACCGGCAATACCACCATGATCACGGCTGTAGCACAGCCTTTGATCAATGCCGCCCTAGCCAGTGCGGCCAATGAAGTTCAAATCGCTGCAAACATTGCCGCTAGAGATGCTTTGGCGCTAACCCAGAACACCATGGTTGTTGTTACTGACGCAAGTGCGGACCCAACTGTTACAGCTGGCGCTGCCCTCTACATTTGGGACAACACAGCCGCAGCATATTCTAAACTGTCTGAGTTTGAGAGTCTGGATGTAACGGTCACTTGGGGGGCTATTGTAGGTGCCCCGACCGCAACTCCAGCACAGCTCGATACAGCTGTGGGGCAGTCTCACACCCACGCTAACAAAGTCCAGCTGGATAAAGTAGGTGAGGACGTTGGGGGGAACCTGTTGTATAACGGACAGCCTGTCAGCGGCATAACTAATTGGAATACTACAAACTGGTAGGAGTAGCACATGCCTGAGTTCAAAAAACATAAGGTTCTTACGGTCCCTAATGCACTACCAGCGAACGCTGATGGCATGTATGTGGTCAAAGCGGGGGCCAGCCCAGCTGGCAACCGTGCGATCCTGTACGTCACAGACTCGAACGGTATCCCCCACTACATATGGCCAGGGAATGGCGGGACGCAAGCCTCCGAAGTGATCCTAGACCCTGCTAATAATTTCACTGCTACGGACACTATGGGAGCGTTGGAAGAGCTTCGGCTTAACCAGATAACCCCAGCCGAACGGACAAAACTCGGTAGTCTAGTAACTGGGTATAAGGGGCCGTTCAACGTACTAGCTGATCTTCTCGCCGCTCACCCTTTTGGGGTGAACGGGGATTGGGCTATCGTCAGGAATCCAGTAGGTCCAGCCCAACACTACTCTTGGGATAGCAACTCAAATACATGGGAAGCTGTAGATTTCGCCGCTATCACTGGTACAACAAACCTCGCCTACGTGGACATCACGAATGGGGGCGGCACAATAACCTCCGATACGGGGACTGACGCAGTTATACCACTAGCAGACAGTCTGACCAAAGGTCTCCTGCATCCTACAAAACACAACTATTGGGATGTCAAAGCAGCATTAGCTGACACTAATGCGACCGCTATCGCGGATATTAATAGTAGAGGGTACAGGGCTACAGCATCAGCTAATGTAAACGTGTATGTCCGTGTTGACGGAAACGACACTAATTCAGGGTTGACCAATACAGCTGCGGGGGCGTTTCTCACACTCCAAGCTGCCGTGGATTATTTGGGTGGTCTTGACCTAAAAACATTCTCCGCAACAGTACATGTGGGTGACGGTACATACGAGGGGGTTTCCCTACCTAAACTGCTCACTACAGGTACGGGTAGTATCGTTGGTAATACCGCCTCACCCAACTTAGTCAACATTAGTGGTACAAATATCGCGGCAATTACGGGAATTAATGCGGGGGTATGGTATATATCAGGAGTGACTGTATCCTCTGGCCCATTGCAGGGACTCGCATCCGATGGGCCTACTAGATTTAATGTGTCGAGCACATGGTATGGGACGTGTGGACACGCCCATATATCGGCGGCCAGTGGCGGCGTTATTAATATCTCAGGAACGTATTCTATCGTAGGGAACGCAGCGTTTCACTATCTCGTCACTAACTATGGTTTTATAGATGCCACGTCTGTGACTATTACGGTAGCCGGTGGGCTCAGTATCTCCTATTTCGCTAGAGCCGAGTCTGGGAGAATGAACGTCTATTTCCAGAGTTACACAGAGAATGTCCCTACTGTGGCAGGCACTAAATACCTAGGAACGCTCGTTGGTATAATACACGCAGCGGGGGCGGCTGGCTCGCTTCCTGGGTCAATCGCAGGTAGCATTGACAGTTCGTCAGTGCTAGGATAAGTTTGAATGGATATGAATATGACAGACGATCTTTGTAAAGTTTACTATGACCACACAACTAAAGATATTGTTAGACACACTAGCGATCTAGCGGACACGTTGTCCCCAGGAGTACCTTTTGTGCTCGCACGACCAAGCCAACTCGTCACGACATTCACCCCATTAGCTGATGGAAGTGACTCTCCTCTGCTAGAGAAGATCCTAAGTTTCCCACTTAACGACATTGTGATGTTAAAGACGATAGCCGCACAGACTATAGATTTTTGGCGCTTGCAGAATCAGGCTAGTGGGTACACTCACACTGCTACTGGAGTATCATACGGAACAGATGAGCGTGTGCGAGCGCTCGTAATCGGAAAGATACAAGAAATGCAGCTGCTAGGTTCTACCTCTACGATATTCCCAGATAGTACAGGCACCCCTGTAACTCATACTTTAGCAGAAATGACCGCAGTAGGGCTTGGTATAGCCGCAAAGATAGAAGCGGATTACGTTGCGGCTGTGGCACTAACAGGTCAGGTTATGGCTCCTACTGTAACGACATTGCCGGACATAGAGGCTATACTTGCTCCAGTTTTAGGGGCAATGTGATGTGTGAATATTCAGATAGGGTTAAAATTCTAGAGGACATACTAATTCACCCTAGCAGTTCGACTAGCCGAAAGGTTAATCGAAAACTAGTTCGTAGGGCTCTATTAGCTGCTACCGTAGACCTATGTGACATTCGTTTGGATGAGATGGCACGAGGAATGAAGAAATTGGAGGACATCCTAGATGCCAAACGAAAGTAATGATCACAGTCAACATGGGATGGAGCTAAAATTCATCCGCCTAGTCGAGAGATTAGAGGGGCTAACAAAGAACTGCGACCGTATCGGGGATAAAGTAAATAAAGAGTTGGTGTCCCATGATAAGTTGAAGGTTGTGGAGACCGAAATAAGAACGCTCC